CGTCAGGAGCAGTTGTTAGCTGCTCAGGAGCGTAAGACGCGTTTGGAAGGTGATTCGCAAGGTATGTTAAATGTTAATGCTACGAAGTATTTGGATGCGCAGACGAGTAGTGCGCTGGATGCGCAGAATATTGCGAATACTATCGCGTCGAAGAATGTTCCGATTGCTGAATTGCAGAGTGGTTTATGGAAGATGGGTGCCGAGGCCGTTACGCGCCTTTTAGAGAAGTTGGGCGCGGGTGGCGGCTCGGCGTTTGGTTTACGTGATTTGTTGAATCAGATGAGGAAGTGATATATGCGTGAGCGTAAGCGTGTTCAGGTTGATTTTAGTAAGTCTGTTTCGCGGACGAAACAGTCGTTTAAGCGTGAATGTGATATTAACGCTATTATGGGTAAGTATTTGAAGTCTGGTGCTGTTGATCATTTGGCGAAGCATGGTGGTATGTATGGCTTCGCGGCGGCGTTGGATTTTCATGCCGCTATGAATATTGTTCGGAAGGCTGAGGAAATGTTTGAGGATCTGGATTCGAGTATTAGGAAGCGGTTTGCGAATGATCCCGCTTTGTTTTTGGATTTTGTGAATAAGCCTGAGAATATTGATGAGTTGCGTAAGTTAGGTTTGGCGAAGCCTGCGGTTGTAGCGGCGCCTACTGCGTTGCAGACGCGTCTGGCGGAGCTCGAGGTCGACCGGCAGGCTCGGCTCGAGATCGCCAGGAAGGCGATCGTCGAACCGCCGACACAGGTTGGTACTTGATGTAACTGTGTGGACTGACACCGGGGATCGGTGGCAGGATCGAGGGGGGCTGTGCGCCCCCCTCTTTTTTTACTTTTCTAGTGATTTGAAAAGTATTTGTCTCCCGCAATAGTAGCCTTCGAGCCATGCGTCGTATTTCGTGCGCATGATTGCGGTTAGGATCTGGTGGTTTTTAAAGCACCAGTTGATGTAGGGCATGTTTATTTGCATTAGAAGGGTACCTCTGGTGTTACCATTGTGACGACTCCTTTAATGCTGGTGATTGCGTACCAGTCTTGGTGGTCGTCTTTGAGTTGAGCGTTAGCGATATCTTTGGCCTGTTCTGCCGTAGCGGCGTTTATGATTAGCGCGCCTGCTCGCAGACTGTTCTTGTTTCCTTTGTATTGGTAGTTGACTCGGTAGATGTTTGCGGACTGTGGCACGTTTGGGATGCCAGGGAGTCCGGGTTGATTTTCTTTCGACTTTGCCATTTGCGTGATCTCCTATTGCGCGATATGCGCGTGGTATAAATATCATGGAGTCGCAGGACTTGCAAGGGCGCCGTAAGGCGCGCGAAGCGTTTACCCTTGCAAGTTCGAGCACCATGATATGATGGGAGTAGCATAGAGCTTATGTGTGTAGTATCGTTGTGGCATGGGAATCAGCGCGGGAACCGCGCGTATTTTATTGGTCGTTGTGTTGTCACCGGAGGTGACTTATGAAGCGTTATGGTATGTCTCGTGGTGGTTCGCGTCGGGATTTTCGCCGTAAGTCGGGTGTTCACCCGCGTAATAATCGGGCGAATCCGATGCGTGGTGGCATTAGGTTGTAGTTATGGCTTGTTTTCACCCTCTTTCTGGGTGGCGGCGCCGGGGTGCCGGCGCCGTTGTTTTTTCTAAGCCTAGTGATACTTGGTGTACGGCTATTGAGGTGCCGTGTGGTCAGTGTATTGGTTGTCGTTTAGAGCGGTCCCGTCAATGGGCCGTTCGTTGTATGCATGAAGCGTCTCTTCATGAGGATAATTGTTTTATTACTTTGACGTATGATGATGAGCATTTGCCCGCGGATAATTCTTTGGATAAGTCTGAGTTTCAGCGTTTTTGTAAGCGTATGCGTAAGCGGGTAGGCTCATTTCGTTTTTTCATTGTGGCGAGTATGGTGAGCGATTAGGTAGACCCCACTATCATGCTTGCATTTTTGGTTTTGATTTTCCTGATAAGGTTTTACATAGCTACTCTGTAGCTGGTGATAAGTTATTTACGTCTGAGCTGTTAAGCTCTTTATGGGGTCGTGGTTTTTGTACTGTTGGTTCGTTGACTTTCGAGTCTGCCGCGTATGTTGCGCGGTATGTGATGAAGAAAGTTACGGGTGAGGCGGCAGCCGAACATTATGGCGATTTGCAGCCGGAATATGTCACTATGTCTCGTCGGCCGGGTATTGCTCGCGATTGGTTTCGGAAGTGGTCTAACGAAGTGTTTCCTTCTGACGAATGCATTGTGCGAGGTCATAGTTCGCGGCCGCCGAGGTATTATGATAATTTGTTAGAGGCTGCGGAGCCTAGTGTTTTTGATATTGTTAAGCGTAAGCGTATTTCCGAATTGCGTAAGCATGAGGGTAATTGTACGCCAGATCGTCTGGCGGTTCGTGAGCAGTGCGCGAATGCGCGGCTCACGTTTTTTAAGCGCCCGTTGGATGAAGTGTAATTTAGGACTGATTTGTAGAAGGGCGCGGATGGGGGTGTAGGGGAAACCCTTTTGGGGTTTCCCCACTGTTGTTTACTGGTCGTTACTTGCCCCGGAGGGCTCATTTATGATTTTTAAGGTCTTTGTTGTTTATGATGATAAGGCTAAGGCGTATTGTTTGCCGTTTTTTTTGCCTGAGGTCGGACAGGCTGTCCGTGCTTTTGCTGATTCTGTTAATGATTTGTCTCATCCGATAGGCCAGCATCCTGAGGATTATTATTTGTTTCAGGCTGGTACTTTTGATAATGCGTCTGGTAAGTTGTTGTCGGATGATACTTTGTTGTATGTGGCGCATGGTATTGAGTTGCGTAAGCGTGTTGAGGATGTTGTTTTGGGTCCCGGTTATGCTAAGCCGGGTTCTGTTAATGCGAATGGTCAAGGTTTGCAGGAGTAGTTATATGAAGATGCGCAGTGTAATGTCTCATGCGTTTAGCATGGTTCCTTCCGCGGAAATTCCGCGGAGTTCTTTTGATCGTAGTTGTGGTTATAAGACTACGTTTGATGCTGGTTATTTAGTCCCGGTGTTTGTTGATGAGGTTTTGCCGGGTGATACGTTTAATATGTCTATGACGGGTTTTGCGCGTATGGCTACGCCTATTTTCCCGGTTATGGATAATATCTTTATGGATTCTTTCTTTTTCTTCGTTCCCTATCGTTTAATTTGGGAGAATTGGGAACGGTTTAATGGTGCTCAGGATAATCCCGATGATTCTACGGATTTTGTTATTCCTACGATGGTACCTGAGACTACGTATACTGTTGGTACTGTTGCGGATTATATGGGTATTCCGGTTGGTGTTGGTGGTGCCTTTGGTGGTATTTCTGCTTTACCTTGGCGTGCGTATGCTTTGATTTATAATGAGTGGTTTCGGGATGAGAATTTGCAGGATAGTTGTCCTATTGATTTGGATGATGGTCCCGATTCTGTGACTACTACGACTGGTGATGGTTTTAATGCGTTGCCTTTTCGTCGTGGTAAGCGTCATGATTATTTTACATCTTGCTTGCCTTGGCCCCAGAAGGGTGATGCTGTTTCTGTTCCCTTGGGTGCTTCAGCTAATGTTGTTGGTGGTACTATTGATGTACGTGCTGGGTCTAACGGTCAGCCTACTTTTGATGCTGGTACGTCGTTTGGTCGGACGTTGAATGTTGGTGGTGGCGATACGGTTGTGAATACGTCCGGTTCGCCTTCTGCTGGTATTTTGGAATGGGCTGACCCTAAGTTGGAGTTTACTGGTGGTACTGTTGATTTGTCTACCGCTACTGCTGCTACTATTAATCAGTTGCGTCAGGCTTTTCAGGTTCAGCGCTTGTTAGAGCGGGATGCGCGCGGTGGTACTCGTTATACAGAGATTTTGCGCGCTCATTTTGGTGTTGTGTCTCCTGATGCTCGTTTGCAGCGGCCTGAGTATTTGGGTGGCGGTTCGACTCCTATTAATATTGTTCCTGTTGCTAATACGACTGATGCTGGTAGGCCGCAAGGTGATTTGGCGGCTTTTGCAACGGCGTCGTTGCATAATCATGGTTTTACGAAGTCGTTTACTGAGCATGGTGTTATTATTGGCATTGTTTCTGTTCGTGCTGATTTGACGTATCAGCAAGGTTTGAACCGTATGTGGAGTCGTGCGACTCGTTTTGATTTTTATTGGCCTGCGTTGTCTCATATTGGTGAGCAAGCGGTTTTGAGTAAGGAAATCTGGGTAGACGGTTCTGCTGGTGATGAGGATGTGTTTGGGTATCAGGAGCGTTATGCGGAGTATAGGTATAAGCCGTCTATGGTTACTGGTTTATTTCGGTCTGATGCGGCTGGTAGTTTGGATTCCTGGCACTTGAGCCAGGATTTTGCTAATCGGCCGGTGTTGGATGAGGCGTTTATTGTTGAGAATCCGCCTATTAATCGTGTTGTGGCGGTCGAGAGTGAACCGGAGTTCATTTTCGATGCGTATTTTAATTTGCGTTGTGCTCGGCCGATGCCGGTGTTTGGTGTTCCTGGTATGATTGATCATTTCTGAGGTATTTATGGCATGGGTCCCTGCTATGGCTGCTGGGCTTGAGATGCTTGGTGGTGTTTTGTCGAACCGTTCTAATCGTAAGTCGGTTCGTGAGCAGATGGCGTTTCAAGAACGTATGAGTTCTACGGCGCATCAGCGTGAGGTGGCTGATTTGCGTGCTGCGGGATTAAACCCGATTTTATCTGCTACTGGTGGTTCTGGTGCTTCTTCTCCCTCGGGTGCGAATGCGAATTTTGGTAATGTTGCCGAGGGTTTTGCTAATAGTGCGATGGCGGTTCAGCGTAATAAGTTGGAGTTGAGGAATTTGCAGCGTCAGGAGCAGTTGTTAGCTGCTCAGGAGCGTAAGACGCGTTTGGAAGGTGATTCGCAAGGTATGTTAAATGTTAATGCTACGAAGTATTTGGATGCGCAGACGAGTAGTGCGCTGGATG